CATAAAACGATTTTGTGTCGTTCACGGTAAGTCCGCAATAGTTGAGCAAGGCCGACAGATCCTTATAGGTCTCGTCCGGGACAATCATGTCATCACCAAACACGGAGTTTTTAATTCCGCAGATGGCATAACACAATGACGCAAAGATTAGCGTCTCAAGTTCGAACGTAAACCCATTTCCCATGGAGGAAAACTTTTCGAGTCTCACGACTCTACTATCCACTTCTGTGAATTTAGTTCTCAAGGAATCAAGGAGCCTAAACCAATCCGCCGGGAGCAAGTACTTGACTAACTCACGACAAATCGTGTCTGAGGCATTGGAAAGATCGATGGTGGCAAATTTCTTCGTCACTGACGCTTGACGCGCCGCGATCTTATGTACGTGCTGAGGGTCGTTAACCCCCCGATCAAGATAACCGAAGTTTCGCAACTTCGCCTTTAGAATTTTTCCTACACCAAGTTGGAAACCCATGTTTACCACGGGCTCAATGTTGATAGGCCTCCGTTTGGAGGAATCTTTAGGAACTGTCGTGAAGACAGATGTATCTTTTAGGATCACACTTTGACTGTTGCGCACCGGCAGAAGCCGGAACACCTCTGAGCCCATGTAGGCCAGACAGTCCTGAGTAATTGTATTTTGGTCAGTCGTTAGCTTATTGAGAAGGTTACTGTGCTTCCCTCTCAAACCGACTGCACCGCCTGGGCCATAATAAAAGCCTATATCTTCTGCTTCCGGACAACGTCCGAGCACGCGTTTTATCCAAAGTCGACTCTCCTCCAGAAATTGGAAGATTTTGACTTCTGCAGGGCACGTGAAGTGCTGTTGCTGCAGACGGATAAACTTTGCGTTTGTGACATAGCATACCTGCTCTAATTCATAAAAGGCTTCGATGGCCTTTTCTTCATGCTTCTGAAGCACGGAGCGGTCGCCAGTATCCATCTTTTTAACGAGATGAAGGAACTGACGGTCGATGAAGTACTCTTGAGCAGTATTATAGCCGTGGGGATCAGCACTAAGAGCTAAAAGCCTATCAAGAACGTCTTTCGAATCCCCATGGAGGGGAACGTCCTTGAAGCGGTTGGTCTTGGAGCGAATGCTCTCAAGAATCTTGCCCAAAGCTGGGTC